TTTTTGCGCAAGCAGGCCAATACGCTGTGCCAGGCGGTATGCCATCTAGTGCATCAACAGCTGCTGCAGCAGCGACACCTACAATCGTGCCACAGGTTACAGTCAATACAGGCGCAGTATTAACCAACAATCAAGAATTAGAGCGTTACATAATTGATGCTGTCGGTAACGCAACTAAATTGGGCGACAGGCTAGTACCACGTGGGGCAATACCCACATTCTTACTACAATGACAGTACCAGTAGTAAACGCTTATATAAATTTTAGCACTGGCCCTAGTTTTGCTCAGGCTATGATATTAGATACTGGTGTATTAGATGTGAACATATTGGCTGATTCAGCCGCAATTATTGTTGATGTATCAGATCAAATTAACTTTATTCAAACCACTAGAGGCCGCAATCCTCTATTTGATGAATTTTCAACTGGCCAACTTACATTACGCATAGTAGATCAGAATGGTGATTTCAACCCAACTAACCCATTAAGCCCCTACAGCCCTGACCTAACACCTATGAAAAAGGTGCAGATTACTGCAACCTATGGCGCTACGACTTATCCTATATTTTCAGGCTTTATTACAAGCTATGTTAATACTCAACCTAAAGATGCTACAGAGGTAGCCTACACAACCATACAAGCTGTAGATGCGTTTAGGTTAGCCAACAATGCACAGATCACTACTGTGGCAGGTGCTAGCGCTGGCGACTTATCAGGCACACGAATTAACCAGATATTAGATGAAATCGATTGGCCAGCGACTATGCGTGATGTCGATGCGGGGTTAACTACATTACAAAATGATCCAGGTAGTTTACGCACCTCACTAGGAGCTATGCAGACTGTAGCCAACTCAGAGTATGGCGCTTTATATGTCAGCGCAGATGGTGAGTTTGTGTATCAAGATCGTGGCGTAACCGCTGGCTCAATAGGTGGCACAGTAACTACCTTTAATGATAATGGCACAGGCATTCCATACGCTAACGCTAATTGGAAATTGGATGACACGCTCGTTTTTAACTCATCCACTGTTACAAGGGCTGGCGGCTCGCCACAGACTGCTATCAACCAGGCATCGATAGACAAATATTTCATACATAGTTTTCAGATCCAAGACCTGCTAATGCAGACCGATGCCGTAGCCCTAGATTACGCCCAGGCTTATACAGCCAGCCGTGCCGAGACTAGCGTGCGATGCGATTCTATCGAGCTAGACCTATACACGCCTAACTACAATGCAGGCATTATTGCAGCCCTGGACTTAGATTTCTTTGACCCGATCAGAGTAGTTACTACTCAGCCAGGTGGATCTACTTTGGACAAGACGTTGCAGATATTTGGCGTGCAAAACACCATCACACCCAACAGCTTTAGAGTGGTCTTTACGACCTTAGAACCTGTAATAGACGCTCTAATTTTAAATAACAATATCTATGGCACTTTAGACTATAATGTGCTCAGTTACTAAGGAGTAAAAATGGCAGCAGGATTAGGATTTAAGGACTTTACGACAGGCGAGGTATTGACTGCAGCCGATGTCGATGGCTACTTAATGCAAGGTGTCTGGGTCTTTGCCAGTGCCACTGCTAGAGATGCAGCTGTAACATCACCGCAAGAGGGAAATTTTGCATATCTCAAAGATACAAACGTAACCACTTATTACACTGGCAGTGCTTGGGCAAACCTAGATACAACAGGTATGACTAACCCAATGACAACTACTGGCGACACAATTTACTCATCAAGCGGATCAACACCTGCAAGATTAGCAATTGGTTCAACTGGCAATGTTTTAACTGTCGCTGGAGGTGTTCCAACTTGGGCTGCTCCTGCTAGCAGTTTGCAAATTTTACAAATTGTTCAAGCCACTTATGATGTTGAAACTGCAAGCACATCTGGAACGCTTGCTGATACTGGATTAACCGCAACAATAACACCATCATCAGCAAGTAATAAAATCTTAGTTTTATGCACTCAGGCTGGTCTTGGAAAAACTGCAACTGGTCAACTCGATAATGCAATTACAATGCAATTGAACAGGGGCGGCAGCGATATTCTGAAAATTACTGGTTATGCCGCTTACACAGGCAGTAATTTAGAGGTAAATATTGGTAATACAGGTGTTAGTTATTTAGATAATCCTGCAACCACATCAGCAACAATCTATAAAACTAGATTTAAACGTGAGGGAACTGGTGGAAGTGCCAAAGTGCAAATTGATAATTCCAAATCGGTTATGACTTTATTAGAGATTACAGGAGTTTAATTATGGCAAAAGGTTCTGATGTATTGATGATGTTAATACCAAATGGCGGTTGGGTAATAACTGCTGATGATTTTGATTCCATTATTTATGATGAAGGAGTTTTACCAATAACTAAAGCAGAATTTGAGGCAGGCTTTGCACAATATGATGCTTGGAAGGCTGAGAAAGATGCAGCACAAGTAGCAACTAAAGAAGCGGCCCAGGCTAAACTTGCTGCCCTCGGTTTAACTGTTGAGGATTTAACAGCTCTAGGTTTGTAATGCAACCGAAACTATGTGCAGCTGGTGTGCAGTTAAGAGATCAAGTTGATACGTGGTTTCCAGATAGGAGTACTAAAAGTCCAGAAGGATGGTTGGGCGATAGTCGCCATTCCGCCAGAAAATCGGATCATAATCCAGACGCAAATGGGTGGGTCAGAGCAGTTGATATTAATTCTAGGTTGGAGTCATCCGATAGCCTCGCACCTTATTTGGCTGACCAAATCAGAATCGCAGGGAAATCAGATAAACGTTTATCATACGTCATCTACAACGGGCGAATATGCTCGAAGATATTAAACTGGAAATGGCGTAAGTACAAAGGCATTAATCCACACAAGCGACACATCCACATTAGCTTTACAAAGTTAGGCGATAAAGATAGTAAGCCGTTCGATATACCACTAATAGGGGGCAAGATATGAAGATAAGCAAAAAACAAAAGGCGATACTAAAGTCATACGCACGTGGCGTATTGGTATCATTCTTAACATTCTTAGCAAGTAATGAATTAGGTTTAGACCCAGCGCTGTCTGTAGTAATTGCAGCACTCGCAGGGCCAGCAGCTAGGGCTTTAGATAAATCCGATATTGCCTATGGCATCGGTGCTAATGAAAAATGAGTCCTACCGAATGGGCTGGCTTTTTTTCTGGCGTTATCGCCGTGCTATCAGGCGGGCTAATAGGATTACGTTTTCTCGTTAGAGGCTGGCTAAACGAATTGAGGCCCAACGGAGGCTCCAGTATGAAAGATCAATTAACAAGGCTAGAACAGCGTGTTGATGATCTATTTATTCTAATTAGTAAGCGATAATTTTATTATGGCTACTGTTCGCAAGCGCAAGAAAATCAATAGGCGCAAGGTGCGTAAAACCCCTGACCCATTAAACAAGCTAGAGGTTTTCTATATTGCTAAACACGAGATGTTTAAAGCGGCACGTAAAGCTGGATTTAGTGAGTCCGTTGCCCTGTATTTAATGGATAGCCCAGAGTCAATGCCCGACTGGATCGTGGGCGACAAAGGCATTATTCCAGTTATCCCTACTCCAGATGAGGATGAAGATTAAGCGTTGGCTAGTAATCTCAGACCTGCAAGTCCCGTACCAACTGGACTCTGCGATAAAGAACGTAATCAAGTTAGCAAGGCGGGAGAAGTTTGATTCTGTATTGGTGGTCGGCGATGAGATTGACTTTCAATCAATTAGCAAATGGAGCGAAGGGACACCTCTGGCTTATAGCGAGGATCTACACGCTGATCGTGAGCTATGCAAGCAAATACTCTGGGATATCGGTGAGTACAGTCCAGAAATGCACATTATCCGTTCTAATCATACTGATCGCTTATACAACACTTTATTAAAAGTCCCAGGGCTCATAAATTTACCTGAGCTACAGTACCCAGCCTTTATGGGTTTTGCCGATATGGGTATGACCTACCATCGTAAGGCGTATGAGTTCTACCCCGACTGGGTGCTCTGCCACGGCGATGAGGGCAATATGAGCCAGCACGCAGGTATTACGGCGCTGAACCTAGCCAAGAAGTTTGGCAAGTCCGTATTGGCGGGCCATTCCCACAGGCTGGGCGTTAGTGCCTATTCAGAGGGCGTAAACGGCTATTACAGGGCCTTATATGGCGTAGAGGTAGGAAACCTTATGGATCGCAAGAAAGCGGGCTATATTCGCTATAACAGCGCAAATTGGCAGAACGGATTTGCTATACTTGAGGCCGAGGGTAAGACGCTAACACCCACGTTAGTGCCTATCGATCCAAAGGACGGCTCATTTACAGCACTCGGCAGGTACTACC